CATTGCAGCGAAGGGCGCGCGCTCGCGTCCTTTCCTGTTCCCTGAGCAGGTTCAGGGCTTCCAACACATGTGGGAGAACCAGAACAGCTATCCTTACTTGCTGATGAACCGCAAGACCACAACTGGTGAGGACTTGCCGCCCGGCCCTGCAAACTACATCCAAGCCGAGCAAGTACCGCAAGCTACCGTCGCCATCCTTGAAGCGATGCGCATGAGCGTAGAGGACGTAACAAGTCCAGGCATGCCTCAAGATGTACTTGACCCTACCGCTAGCGGTAAGGCTATCAACGCTGTTCAGTCGAGGATCGACAATCAATCCTTTGTGTACATGGATAACCTGGCATCGGCATACCGCCGTGACGCCGAGGTTTATCTCGGTATGGCTCGGGAGGTCCACGATACTCAGCGAGAAGTCCGTCTGACCGGTATGGATGGGAATGAGTCCACCGCTGTCCTGATGGAGCAGGTTCAGGATATGGCTACGGGCCAGTGGGTCACGCTGAACGATATCTCCCGTGGGCAGTTTGAGGTCTATGTAGACGTAGGCCCGGCATGGCAGAGTCAGAAGCAGAAGTCACGCGACGAACTCATTCAGATGATGCAGTCCACGCAAGACCCGCAGCTAATGAACATCCTTCAGATGCAGTACATCCTCCTGCAAGATGGCCAGCAGTTCGATGCACTGAGGAAGTACGCCCGTAAAAACCTTCTGCAAATGGGCATCATCGAGCCCGAGAGCGAAGAGGACATGGAGTACATGCAACAGCTCCAGATGCAGGCACAGCAGGGTGACCCACAACAGATGGCTGTGGCTCAGGCTCTACAGGCTCAGGCGATGAAAGACCAAGCACAGGCAGCCAAGGCAGAGGCCGATACCATTGGCGCATTGGCGCTAGCAGAAGAGCGCAGGGCGAGCACGGCCGAGAAGCTGACCAAGGTTACTTCTCAACAGCTGGACAACGCCGAGCGCCTGGCTATGGCTCTAAGGGGTAATGTGATGCAGCAACAACGGCAGTTGTTTACACCGACGATGCAATAGCCTATAACTATTACGCCGTTCCCCTCTCTACGGTACTAGCCCCGTCCCTGCCCCTCCCAGGTTGACGGGGCTTTTTATTGCCATAGAGAAAATCAATTATACTGCCTGCCTTGTGTTTGCTAGATTGCAGGCTCTGAAACACCAACTAGAGAGGGAAACATGGCAAACAAACAAGACAGAATCGCCTTTGAACTGGCAGCAGTAGAGCTGGACGACAACGCCACGCAGCCGGGGAAAATGGTAGTAATTTTTAGCGATGGCGAAGTTATGGTAAGCACGTTTAGCGATGGCAAAAAGACACCAGTCCAGCAAAAAGGATTGAGCACAACTCAAGCCTGCGTAGTCATCATCTCATTCATGGCAATCATCGCTGCTACTGCGGCGTTTATCTAAGAGAGGGGAACATGAGCAAGCCAAACAAAGACGGCTGGATTCGCCACCGTGGCGGGAAGTGTCCGGTGGAGACTGGTGTGTTGGTTGATGTGCGGTATCGCGATGGTGGTAAAGCATTTGGGCAGCCTGCGCTAATGTCCGGAAGCGTTGATAGCAGGTGGGCCGCAAGTTGGGATCATGCTGCCCAGCCTTTTGACATCATGGCCTACCGCCTGCACAAGCCTGAGCAGGTAGAGCCGGACATATCGATTGAGCCGGTTGAGACAGTTCGATCCGCAGAGCAAATGCGCGACCGCATCCGAGAAATCGACAGCACAGTAGAATCCCTAGAGGAAGAGCGCGTCAGCCTTGTGCAGAAGCTTGAGGCTGAGGGGTTTAGGCTGATTGATAAGAAAGATGTGGAGAAGAAAGAGTTTATGAAGGAAATGGTCAGGCAATACGAGAAAGTATTGAGTGGAGCTGATACTGAAACATGGTGAAGTATTGCACATGAGTAACAACCAAGCCCCTTAACCGGGGCTTTTTTACGCCTGCCTCAATAGCCAAACTCTATCTTGACGCATTCTAAAATAGCGTTACTCTATAACTTGCCTACTCGGAGGCCCTACCGAGGACAAAACCCCGACACGACGGAGAATTATCGTGGCTGATGAAATACTCACCCTTGAAGCACTAGAAGCAGAAGCAGCGGCAGAACTGGAAGCGGAAGAAGCGCCGGCCAGCGTGGAAACCGAAGACGAGGCCAAGTCGGTAGAAGGTTCAGAAGTCGAGGCGGAAAGCGAGGAAAGTGTAAGCGTAGACAAGGCTGCGCAAAGTGGCAAAGAGCGGAAAACTGTAACGCTACCTGCTAAGGAGTTGCACAAGCTGCGCACAGAGCGGCGTGAGCGTGCCACCCAAGCGGAGGAACTGAAGCGGCAAAACGAGGAACTGCTGGCCAAGTTGGCACTGCTGAGCAATCCGCAGCCTGCCGAGCCTGTCATCCCGACATATGAGTCATGCGAATACGATGAGGCAAAGTTCGCGGCAAAGATGGCGGAATGGAATCAGTACCAAGTTAAGAAGCAGCTAGCAGACCTTCAGCGCATGCAGCTTGAGCAGCAGCAAGCTCAACTGATGCAGCAGAAAGCCGAGCAGGAGATTGCACAGCACTACGAACGAGCGGCAGCGCTTGGTGTTCCTGACTATGAGGACGCAGAGCGAGTAATGCGCGACGAGTTCGGTGACAGTGCGATTGATGCCGTAATCAATGCCATTGGCGAAGGTTCGGAACGTGTTCTGTTCCACCTTGGCGACAAACGAAATGCGGCAAAGCGTAAGGAGATTGCAGACCTTTTGCGCCATGACCCGTCTGGCCTGCGAGCCATGACACGACTTGGCCAAATCCTGGCGACTTTGAGCACTGAGCCACCGGCTAACAAAATCAGCCACGCACCAGCAGCGGACAAGCCTGTCTCTGGCGGTCAAAGCGGTGGCGGGGAATCGGCAATTCTCAAGAAGCTAGAGCGCTTGAGCCGTAACCCTGACCGTACTGCTTACCGAGAGTATCGAAAGACGCTCACCAAGGCCGGGCAGAAATCCCTGCTGGACCAATACGACTCGAAATGGTAAGGGGTTTATAACATGGCACTGAGTACAGCTAAGAAGGTCGAGGTGTTCTTCGATCAGGTTATGGAAGCCTACGAAGAACAATCGCAGATGGCCGACAACTGCGAACACTTCCAAATGGTGGGCGCTAATGCCCAGAACTCCAACAACGTCTACTGGCGTCAAGTGGAACAACAGGCTCCGGTCACTTCCGGTTGGGACTTGTCCGCCGTGACTCCGGGCGACGTAATCGAGCTGAGCTACCCGTCTACTCTGGGTGCTCCGCGAAACGACTGGTTCCAACTGAACGCCGCTGACTTCCGTGATCGTGCGTTCATGGATCGTCGCGCCAAAGCTGCTGCTGCTCGTCTGTCCGCAGACCAGAACAGCCGCATTGCTACCGCCGTCGCCACCCAGTCGGCACAGTTCTACCGTTCCAGCTCCAGCGGTTATGACTTCATCAAGCAGGGCGATACCATCCTGCGCGAACAGCAAGTCAAGATCGGCGGCGGCAACCCGTGCTTCTACGTCAATGACCGCACCGCTGCTCAGATTTCCTCTGACATCGCTGGCCGTCAAACCCTGCAAGGCATCCCCGAGGAAGCCTACCGCAAGGGCATGATGTACAAGAACACAGCTGGCTTCGATATCTATGAGTCCAGTTTCCTGCCGTCTCTGGCTGGTGGTGCTCTGGCTGGCGTAACCGTTACCTCTACTGTCTCGCAGGCTCCTGTAGCTAACCAGACCGTAGCTGGTACTGTTCTGCCGGTTGACTACCGAATCTCCGACCCGATCACCCTGACCGGTACTATCACCAACCTCGTAGTAGGCGACGTGATCAGCTTCTCGGGCGTTAAGGCAATCGGTAAGCAGGACAAGACCATCACTGCAACCGACAAGACCTTCCGAGTTGTGGCGAAGTCTGGCCAGACCATTCAGGTCTATCCGCGTCCGATTGCTCTTGGTGACGCTGGCTTGAACGCCTCTCAGCTGGCCTACGCCAACATCAGCGCGCAAATCGCCGCAGGTGCTACCGTAACCAAGCTGAACAGCGATACTCTGGCTCAAACCAACGTGTTCTGGATGCCTGACGCAGTACAGATCACCGACGGTGACGCCCCGCTGGAACTGTTCAGCCAACTGGACGGCATGGAAGTGAAGACCGCAACCCTGTCGTCTGGTACTAAGCTGTACCTCGGCTATCAGGGCTTGATCGATACTTTCAACCTGAAAGTGCGTCTGCTGACCTGGAACGACGTAGTTGTCCGCTATCCTGAGCGTTGCGGCGTAGCGATTAAGTTCTAATCGTGGTGTAAACTGAGGGGGTCGAAAGGCCCCCTTAGCTTTTGGAGAGTGTTATGACAGATAAAGCGATTGAGCAGGAAATTCAGGCAAAAGGTCTAACCGCCCCGCGCATTACCCCTGCCGACATTGAGGCGAACATTGTAAGCGTTAACTACTTCACCGCAGCGCAGGGCG